ACCCCCTTGCATTACTACCCTAGACATCGAGTTTGGAAAAGGCTCTACATACTCCCTGAAGAGGAAGGATGCTGATCCTTATGAAAAGCTACAATGTTTAGAAGTTACGACCAATGCATTTCCACTGTTTCAGACATTATTGTCTGCTAATCCGTGTTGGGCTGCCGTTATTAAGGCAGACAACCTTCAATATGAATACATTGAAGGTAACCAACTCTTCTTAGTGCCTAAAAACGCTAAGGAATTTAGGATGTGTGCACAAGAACCTAATTTAAATGGTCTTATGCAAAAACAGTATGGAACTGTTCTCCGAAAGTGCTTGCGGCATGAAGTTAGAATGCTTCTGCCAAACGCACAAGAACACCACGGTAAAATGGCTCTCTCGGCATCTTTAGATGACGAGTCAGCCACTGTCGATGCAAAGAATGCATCTGGCAGTATTACAGTTGGTGTAGTTCAATTTTTTCCTACCACCTAAGTGGTATGAGCTATTGGACTCCCTCAGAAGTGAGTTTTACACTTACGATGGAGGGTCATCTTGGACTGAATATCAACAATTCAGCTCAATGGGGAACGGATTTACTTTTGAACTCGAAACGCTTATTTTCTATGCAATAGCGAAAGCTGCTTGCATACAGAGTGGAGCCAAAACCGGCTACAATTCTCTGAGCGTTTACGGCGATGATGTTATCATCCCGTCAGCTGCCGTGAGCAAGTATTTAACTTGTTTCGAAGCTGTCGGATTTGAAGTAAATATGTCGAAATCTTTTTTCGCAGGTCCCTTTCGGGAATCTTGTGGAGAGGATTTCTTCAATGGTACTGACGTGCGACCAGTTTTTGTACGGGACGAATTGTCCCCGCTTCAACTGTATACGTTGCATAATCAGCTAGTTGTGTCTGGTATCTCATTATTACTCCCAACATTGCACAATGCAATTTTGGTTTTGCTCCGATCTAAGTTCAAAACTGAACTGAACTTCGGACCATGGAATGGTAGTGATGGACACTTGATTGACCTCACGTATTGCGAGCTTTGTCCGTTCTATACTTATCAGTATAAGACGACATATGCACCTCTTGAAAAAGATGTTCATGAAAAGCTTTCAGCGCTGCGATTGAAAATATCAAAAGCGCTACGTAGGGTAAGACCATTGAAAATTAAGTCTGGTAATAAGCACGAGTATAAGAACTATAAGCAAAAATCATTTGTTAAAAAAGCCCTTGATTGGGTAAATAAGAAATTGATTTTGCTAGATAGATATCTCACTCGAGACTGGTTTAGCGGCAACTCTGCCACTATGCCTCTCGCTTTATACCACTTACAATTCGGAAAACATGGGGATGTGAATACAAACCCGTATAACCGATGGAGCAGAATTAACCAGGATAACTTCCTAGGTAATTCATCGAATGATAATTTCTCTTACAAGGTGGTTGACATACCCTATATGGGTCGTCTATACGCTAATAAAGAGTCTTATCGTTTAGTGCGAAAGCAGCCAATTTAGGTTGCTTCGCACTCCCGTTTAGTAGACGGGGCAGCTGAATTTATTCAGTGAAAAGGGCATTTGCTATGC